GGATCACGATTCCGTACAAACGAAAGACCTCCATAAGGAGGCCGTAACAGTCCAGCCCGGTATTGAGGTCGCGGCCAAGGTACGAATACGGCACGCGGAGAAGGTGCGACAGTTCAGGCATATACCCCACCGTCCATTCCGGGAGAACCTCCGAACCTCGCACTGTTGCCATTCGCCCGGCAGGTCAGGAGCGTGTGGTCACAGATCACTGTGATTGTCACATCTTCCCCGGCGGCTTCGGTCGCGATTGCTTCCACAACGGTCACGGTCGTATTCGGTGCGGAGTAGACAGCCGAGACGATGGTGTATTCCCCGTCATTATCAGCACTCCCAGATACGTCAATCCGCTGGTCCTCCGCGAACTCGCCGGTCTGGTCACCAGGTATCGTGATGGTATCTGTCGCGGTAAAGCTGATCGTATCCAGCGGACCGACATCTCCATCCGCAAACTGACAGACTGCACCCCGGAATACGTGACGGCAGAATCCGGGAATATACCGGTCGCGTGGAATCCTTTTCTGGTACAGGTTCAGTGATCCCAATTCAACATCCAGCCAATCCTCATCGGACGCAATCTTGTTGATGATGAACCGCCACTGATCCGCGAGTACTGGACTGGCCGGGTCATATATCAGGAGCATGGTGACCGCACAGCCTGACAGACCGTCGGTAGTATGCAGATAGGGTTCTAGCACGCGGGAAGGGTTCCCGACCTTCATGGTCAGCGATGGGAGTCTCCCGTCACTGCTCTGGTTGACCGTCCCGAACGCCATCGGCAGTGCCGTGTAGTCCTCTCCATCATACCTCACGTCGTCCCGTTCCCGTGCCATCCTGATGACGGTCGTATCCTTCAGCGTGAGTTCAATGAGGATCACCCACGGAGCGTCAACGGACAGCGCATTCTTCGCTGTGATAATTGCCGAATCGAGCGTTTTCATTATGCTTCCTCAAGCTCGAATACGACCGCATACCACGTTGTAGCTGCTGCTGGTCCGCTCACAACCATGGAAACATCGAGAAGGGTTCCGGGTGTGAATCGGACCGTGTGGTTTCCTGCCTCCGTATCCGTCCAGTCAAACCGTTCGGATGAACCGAGGACCGTCTCCCGGTAGAACGTCTCCAGCAGTGCGTAGTCAGTCCCGGTCATCGCGTCGTATGTAACTTCCCACCTACGGACGCTCCGGGTGAAACGTGGCCGTGACTGGACGTATCCCGCCTCAAAATCGGTGATGATTGCAGGATTCACCGGAACAGGAGGAGGCCGAATTGTAGGATCGGCACTGAGTGTTGGAAACGTAGCCATTGCCTATCCCCTGACTATCTGTCTGAAACGTGGATCGGTTGCTATTCGACCAGCAACAACCGTGATGATATAATCCTCTGGCCCGACCTGTGAAACTTCGGCTGTCATCGGTTCACCTGTGCTGTTGTTGACCGTGACGTTGATATTCACTGGGGATGTCCCACCTCTGGCGGGTCTTTTATATCTTACGTCTTGTTCAGGTTCTGGGGCAGGTTCAGTAGTCTTTGCCCCCGGTATGAAGGCCGTCAAACCTTTCACGAACAATCCAGGCCCCTCACCAAACATCCAGTCTGCCATGCGGTACGCCTGAAGGTCCAGCATACGGGATATCATACTGTCGATCATCCGACTGAACATATCCTGCATAATCTGAGTCGCTGACTTCTCACCGGCGATCAGATCATCGAACATGGTCCTGAAGTTCTGCCCGGCATCCATCCTCACGCCCTGCATAGTCATCGCGATATCATCCTCGAACGTCGGGAGGGAACTGCGGACCCTCTTCAGAGCCTTGAACCACTCATCACCAAACGTCTGGGGGAACTCAAGCAATTCTGCGCGTGGCAGTGTCTCATCAATAGCGAACAGCGGGGTGTCTCTGAGGTCATCGGAGGACGCTCCGAGTTCCTTCTGAGCCGTTGTGATATCGCGGACTGCCGTTGCGAACTCCTGAGCCGCGTATGCCTTGTCACTGAGGTCTCCGGGCTTGTCTTGGTCATAGATAAATGGGCCGCTGACAAGCTTAACCGGTTCCTTTACCACGTCTTCCTGCTTGAACTCAAGGAGTTTCGTCAATCCGTCGCGGAGTATCTGGGCATCAACCATACTCTGGGAGTAGCTGGCGATCAGCTTTGCATCATCAGCTTTAACCGCAGTCATGAGGTTATTGAATGCCTTGCTTTCGTCCTCTCGTGTATCCTGAATCTGCTTCTGTAGTTTCCCGACATCATCCAATGCCGCGAAAGCCTTGTCTTCACGCAGTTTCTTCGCTTCTGCAAGAGCCTTCGTGATACCGGCTGCATCAAAAACACTGACAAATGGGTCAAACAATGCGAACGCAGTCATCCAACTCACGTCGATCTTGTCTGACACGGTTGCGAGGTCTGTGAGGACATCCACGAAGTCGGTCATTGTCGGGAGTAGCTTCAGCCCAACGGAGACCTTCATCGCGTCCGTTGCGCGTGTCAGTTCATCCATGGAATCCACGAACTTTGCGGCGGTCTTCGCGTCCAGCGTTGACCAGACAGAGCCGAGTTCCTTCGCACGCTCCATCATCTCCCTGATCCCGGCGGAACCCTGATTCAGCATTGGGAGAAGCTGTGGACCCATCCGACGACCGATGGTCAGGCCAGCCATCGCGGCCTTCTCCGCTTCGCTGGTCATCTTCACGAGGGCATCTGAAACGTCCAGCAGCACGTCGGAAGCCTTGCGGAGTTTGCCGTCGGAATCAACGACATCAACGCCAAGTTTCGCATACGCCTTGGACGTTTCGTTTGTCCCCTGCCGAGCCATGTCCATACGGGAGGTCATGCGGATGAATGCTTGTTCGAGGTTCTGGAGTGAGGCACCGGATTGTGTAGCCGCGAATCCGAGAGCAGAGAGCGTTTCGACCGTCTCTCCGGTCCGTCCAGCCATCTTGTCGAAGTCATCACCGATGGCGGCGGTATCAAGTGCGATCTTGCGGAGGGCGACCAGCGCGGCGGTGCCCATTGCGGCCAGTGAGACTCCGAGACCTTTGACCAGTTTCGTGTTCGATTTGATGACTGACCCGAAAGATTTCCCCTCTGCGCGAGCTTTCTTGAACTCCTTTTTCCAGTTGCCTTTCAGGTCGAGTTCCTGATATATCCCACCAGCGAAAAAGGCCATGTCATTCACTCCCTATCGAGGCAGACTGTTCAAGGTTGGCGGTTGCGGCTCCCACTTCCAGCTTTCGGATCTTGAACTGAGTCAACGCAGCCGTCCTCTGGTCACCGGCCATAGACGCATCATGCGCGAGGCTCCGCAGGAACGCCAGATTCGCTTCACGCTCCCACGCAGCGACCTCTCGGTACTCCATGTCGATCAGGTCTTTGTATCTGAAGAGTCCAGGGAGATTGGTGCAGATGAATCCGATCTGTGCAGTCTTTTTTTTACTGCTTCAGAAACGCACGTCATCTGCCGTTCCGTATCTCCCATAATGAACAGGAACGCACACCGTAGCGTGAAGACCTCCGTCTCCGCAAATACTACCGGGTCCACGTTGACGAGACGAGCGATGGACCGCTGGAGCAGACCAGCCTCCTCAGCGTCATCTGCCGCGAGGATTGCGTCCTCATCCTTCGCGTTGCGCTTGAGTGTCGCGTCATTGATCTTGCCGACGGTGTAGACCGTCCCGTCGATGAGTAGCTGGATTGGCTCCGTAACGCTCTCGGCCAATTCGTTCGCATTGAATACAGTATCAGTCATGCTGCGTTTACTCCAGTTTTCCAGAGATAGTTGTACGTGCTTTCCACGGTGCCGATAGTGAGCAATTCGCTCATCAGCAAGCCTTCGACCTCGACTTCAATGCCCCGATTTGCCACGGTGTCTGCCATGAACTGCATGGGAGACCCTATGATCCTCGGGACACCACGAGGGATGATAATGGTCTTGTTGGCAACGTCGGATGCTGCGCCCTCGTCACGCGGTGTGAGCGTCCATGCAAGCTTACGGGCCAGACCAGAAACGCCCGCCGGATTTTGCTGCGTGTATGCAGTTTCTTCCGCGACCGCACTGACTGTGGCTTTCCCGGACATCTCTGCTATCGCTTCCAGTGTCTTGTCGGTGAACGGTGTAAGCACGAGTTTCACCTCGCGCATCTTGAATGTGAGCTTGCAGGTTGATCCCGCATACATACGGTCCACGGCGGTCTTCCCGTGTTCGTACTGCTCAATCTCACCGGCGAGAACGTCGTCATACTCGAACGATATCTCACTATCATTCGCCATGAATATGTTATGAGCGACAGGCGTTTCCGCTTCGCCGAACAGTGCGACGACAGACAGGTCAGCCGTTCCAGCATCAAAGAAATGAAAATTGGCCATATACTGTTACTCCTACTCTTCTGCAGCCGGGTTAACCCCGGTTGTCCAGATGAATCCCGTTGAGGTACTCAGTAGTGCCTGCACTTCGACCCGGAGTCCACGCTGTTCATCGATCTTGAACGCGATAGGGTCTAGTACACGGACCGCTCCAGTCGGGATGATGATGTGTTTATACGATAGACCCTCTTGCGTGGTTTCAGCATCGGCGTTCAGAGGAGTCACCACCCCGTTGTCGTAAGGCTTGAGCGTGAATGAGAACGTCCTGCTGGAATCCTTGACCCCCGCCGCATTTGCATGGATGTACGCAGTCTCAGCAGCGGTGGCACTGAACACTCCAGCCGCACCGAACTTCGCCAGCGTTTCCAGCGTAGTATCCACCGTCGGAGCCGCAATAGTCGCGGAGGCGATCATATTGAACCGCATCCACGCTTCAGTGCCCTGAGCGATGCTGTCAGTCGGGGTATCTCCGCTGGCGTTCTTCTTGATCTTCAGAGTCTCCTTTTCGGAGGTCTCGAACTCAATCTCCCCCATGCAGGAGATGGTCGTCACGTCGTCGAGAATCAGATCGGCCTGTCCAGCGTCGTAAAAGTAGAATGCCACGATGGACCTCCTTTTCAGTCTATGTCGTATTCGTCAGGTATCTGTTCCACCCAATCATCGGGAATATCTTCCCCGTGGGCAAGCTGAAGGTATTCAGGACCGGGTCGCGGTGGTAGGAACCGGCTGTCTGCGTACACCGCCATGAGAACTCCATCGGGCCTCGTGTAGACCTTCGGAACCCCAAGGGATACTACGCACCCCGTCGGGACAACGCAGTCCATAGCGTCATTCCTGTACCGCGACGCGACGTTCTCATACTTGCTGGTCTTGTGCCATATGACCATTACTGCGGACCTCCACTCGTGATCTCGGTGTATGGTCCTTCCCACGTTGGATCGTTGCTGTCCGCTCCGTCGGTTGAACCAAGTTGCCCATCATTGCCGTTACCGGACTTGTCGGTGCACGTCTGCCCGGAACCGGGGAGCATGGGATATGAGACGGACGTACCTGTTGGATCGGTCTCTACCATAAGTGTCTGTACCTGCACTTGTGTCAATGAGATCGGGAATATGTTAACGGCAGTGCCCGTACCAACAAAATTAACTCCTGCTAGAGTTTGCCCACCAATGACCAAGACCTGCGGTGTAACGTTCACGACGCTTATTGCCGCATCCAAAACCTTCTCACCGGTCGCGTCAACCCCATCTATATACAAGGTGAGCGTACTGGCACCCCATGTATAGCCCACATGATGCCAATCTCCATCTTGGTATGAGGTAGCAAAATTATACCGCTTGGCGTGGCCAGCGTAATCCCCATTGTCTGAGATAATAACGTAGGTATCAGATATTAACCATGCTCGGTCAGTGTATTGTGCCATCAGTATACCGGAGGTCGCTTTCACCCACGCGAATGCTGAGAGGGCCGTGCCATCTGCGGCACCAGGCCAGATATCAGATGTGACCACGTAGTCGTCACCATCGAATGTGAGGCTGTAGAACCTACTAACGGTATCCGTCAGGGTCCACAAGGCCGTATTCGCTAGATAGTTATGTGCATCGACCGCATTCGTAAACTGCCCACTGCCGGGGTAGGTAGTCCAGTCGCTCGTGATCCCTAACGCACCAAACGTGACACTTGCCGGGACCCCGCCCGCGATATACGCCTGATTAGCAAAGCCGATGAGGACTTGGTTCCAGCTTGCCGTGGTGACTCCTGAGCCGTCCAAGCAGAACGTTGCGTCAGACAGAGGTGAAATATCCCACGATGCCATTTCCACGCCGTTATACGCCGTCGCACCGTTGAGCATATACGATATCGAGTAGAGACTAGTGGAGGCGGTCGAGTCTGGGATAACGGTCAGGTTCACAGCGTCCCGGAAGGCACCCGGAAGGGCGACGAGACCAAGACCGCCAAACGTCGTGCATTCCGTCAACTGCTCCACTCCGGTCCACGCCGTCGTCTTCCCGAACTGAGAGAGCGTTCCGCGAATCTTCGCGGTGTATTCACCCTCGACCGCATAGGTGTGGGTCAGGTCTGCGGAGGTATCCCACGTCGATGTCTCCCCATCATCCCAATCCACAAGCACATCCACGGTACCACGGAGCGGAAGAACGACAGTTCCGTCACCAAGGGACGTGTCAAACGTCAACCGCATGAACTCGGTAACAGGAGGCAGGGGAGTCGGAGCAATAGATCGATCCCATCTCTCAATTCCGATCGTGAAGTTCAGACTCCACTCATACGCGCCGCCCGGTTTCTCCTGCCCGATGAATTGCGGTATCGAATCCGCGAACATCGTGTTGCATCGATACGTCAACTCATTGGTATCCGGATCCGGGAAGTATACGCCGCACTGGCTGTGCATCAGGTCGAATGCAGCCTGTGAACGTGCCTTCGCCACGAAGTAAGATTCAGCCCGTGAGAGTATCTGGACACGCCAGTCAATATGATCCGTGAACGGGGCTGCTTCCGCTCTCCCACCTTCACGCTCAAGGAGGACATCGCAGTCCACCGGAGCATCGTCGGGACGGAACCCGAGGAACAGGTCCGTTCCGACCGTCAGACTGAGACCATCTTCAAGGAATCTGCCGAGGTATTTGATCATTTGAACCTCTTCACGACTGGGCGTAACATGATCTTGATATACTGCTTTTCGTACATGGTCTTTTTGGATGAGAGGAACTTCGCGCCGGAACCCGGTTCCGTGAAGTTGAATGACACACCCTCATGCTGTCGTGCAGCATACGGAGCATTGAACCCAACGGTCAGGAGAACCTTGGGGTGCGGGACGTTTCCGAGGTTCGGTGTTCCGTCCTTCTCGCCCTTTATACCGCCGATGTATTTGCCTTTGACGTGGACGCTCCCGGAGCCTCTCAGGGTGCCTTCCTTGAGCGGGACGGACGGCTGTTTGTTCACCGCGTCATCAATCCACTGCATACCGGCAATCGCGGCACCTCTTTCGAGTTCCTTCCACAACGCCTTTTCAGCACGGTCGAGACCCTTCATGGCTTCGGCCATAACGTCCTTGCTCATGCGATCCGCACCTTGATACCGCGTATCTGAAAGTCTGCACGCTTGGTGATCTGGAGTATCTGGTGACCGTTCCCATCCGTGGTTGTTTCTCCGGGCAGGAGGACGCGGGTATTCAACGTGACCGCTGGATCTCCCGCAAAGTGAATTGCTGCCATCGACTGGACCTTCTCCCCGGTAGCAAGCTGGACCAGTTTCTGCTCATACTGGACACGGGCATCCGCGGTCGTTTCCGTCACCACACCCGGTTCGCCGTATTTATCAGTCGCGGTATCCAGGAGCGTCACCGTGTCCTGCATATAGACCTTCATCATCTGGCGGCCTCTTTCTCGCGTTCTCGTTCCGTTCCTTCATCAATAGCACTAACTGTGTGTTTACAGTTAGGATGGTATGGAGGGTATTCGGTTAATCTCGGATACTCTTTACTTGACCCGCTGATTGAATAGATGTTCCCGGCGAACGGGACACATATATCAGATGGATTCTCATGGTCCGAGACCCGCACGAGGTCCATACCCAATTCAAGTGCCGTGTTGATCGTCCCGTTGCTGGATGCCTCACGTGTTCGCGTCCTCGCTACCGTCTCTGAATACTTATACGGGTTATAGTTCCTTCCGTTGATCCTGAGCGTCTGTCCAGCTCCTATACGCTTTTTCATGGCATCATAGATGGAGTTGGAAACGCCCTTGCGGGTCTCGCCTTCGATAAGGCCCTGCGCCACCTTCTGACTGAGTAGTTTGTCCGTGACGATCTTCTGCTGACTGATCCGCACCGCGCCTTTGTAAAATCTTCCGACGGCGGCGTTCGCTTCCGTCAGGTCGTCAGTCATACCGAGGACCAGATTGCTAACCGCACTGGTATGAATCCGGGCACCCATGTTGGCCGTCTCACTGACAACCCGTGCGGTCTTCGCTGCTGCTACTCCGTATGCGTCAGAGATTGCGGCCTTCGACACGACAGCGGAAACATCATTGAGCCTCCGCACCTCCACGTTGATCTGCCGGATCAGTTCACGGCTCCGCTGGACCTTGATCGGTGTACTGTCAGCAGACGCGGCGATCTTAGCAAGCCGTCTCCGGGATGTCCGGTATGCTTTATGAAGTTCCGAGACCGCCCTGTCTGTCTGATTCATGACAATTCATCCGTATTCCAAGCACCTAGCAGGTTCACCGAACCCATGACGCTATTCTGCGTACCGTAATCCTTGAGAAGGTTCTGCACACGTGGAGAGACCGGGACCGGCAACGTCCCGTCCGTATCCGCGTAGGATTCACCTACGACAGTGGACGACTTCACGCCCTGTGCACGGAGGCCCATACGAGCATCCATGTCGCCTTGATTCTGGAGGAGGAACAACGCTTGCTCACACTGGCCGTCTTCCATCACCTGCACGGCGGTGTCAGGGAACCCGAACCGGTCATCGTTCGTCAGTTGGAAATACGCCGTTGCCAGTGCGGCCTCTTTGGTCGCGTCCGTAACGGTATCACTCCACACGGCATCCGCATTGAGACGCAAGACCATGTACGTTTCCGCGTCCGCGAGAGATAGCCACGTATTCGTTCCGACGGTCAGTGACATGGGTAGTTACTCCTTGGGTTTCAGGGCCTCTGCCAGGGCATCGAAGATATCCCGTTTCTCGTTCTTCGCACCGAGACGCTGGAAGATGAACGAGAGGGCGACGAGGATCAACGCGACCGCCTGAGTATACGGGTCGTGAATAGAGACCACATCGGTTGCAACGGAACCACCGAGGCCAACGAGACTGAGGGCGGTGATGATCGTTTTCTTACCACGGATGGCGGTCTTGGCGAGCTTGAAAATTGTTCCGAACATGAGGTATCCTCCGGGGATATTGAGGGAGGCACGGGCTGTGCCTCCCCCGTTCAATCAGGACAGGTCAGCGTCTACGAAATCGAGCAACGCTGGAATTGCTTTTCCTCGCCAATTGCGCCAGCGAAGCGCATCCATCCCACGGCACCCTCAAGGTTCGCCAGAGGATCAGCGAGTGGAGTCATGGTAAGGTCCTGACGGTATCCACCGACGGTCTTACGACCGGGCAGACACACGTAGTATTCATCAGATTCAGCAAGCATGAGACTGGTGACCAGTTTGACGTTGTATCCGAGATACGTGGCGGCACCAGCCAACTGCTGATTGGTGATTCCGAGAGCCTGCGTCAAACGCACCTTAAGCGTGTTCGGCGCGAGGATAACGAACTGAGACGACGGTGTGATACCGAAGCCACTTTTGAGGTCACTGATGATCTCTTCACACGCGGCGTTGATCGTGTTCACATCGCGGACTGCGTTGTAATCACGGTTGGTGCTCGCGTATGACGCCGGGGTAACAGCCTGCCATGCCAGGTCCTGTCCTGATGTGACACCGTTCGTCTGGTCGTCGATGATGTCATAGTACGCCTGTGAGCGTGCCTGCATCGACTCAGTTCTGAACGCGATAGCGGTATCCTCGACCGACCAGTAGTCACCGTCAGACATCAGGTTCTTGTCCCAGCCGAGACCACCACCGTAATCGACAAACGGGATGGTGACCTTTGCTCCTGAGACCTTGTTGATGATGGCTCGACTACCCTTTTCGACCTTGGCGATTGCCGCTCCGCTGGTAACGTCCAGCAGGTCCATACCGGAAGCCCTTGTCCCCGTGTAGTCACGGATGGCGAAGACCTCTTCGTATGCAGTGTCATAGTCACCGGGGGCCACGAGAGTCTTGAGCAGGATTTCGCGCTGTGCATCGGGGAAGTCACCCTCGAGTGCGTAGTGCTGAATCGCGCCCTTGATCTCTGGAAGTTCCGGTGCTCTCATGAAGTAATCCATCGCACCGTAGAACTGAGCGATAGATTCGGGCTTTGCGGGATCGACCAGTGACCAGTCCTTGATGATCCGTCCCTGATTAGGCTTCAACATGATCGTGCTCCTTTCCTGCGGTTAGACAGATTTGTAGAATACCTGGTACGTGATTTTCGTTCCGGCATCCAGCGTTGCGCCGATAGCAATGAGGTCAATCCCCTTGCTTGCAGTAAGGTCCGTGCCCACCCCCGGTCCGTCGTCAGTATTCGCTATCGCGATACCGTGCGAACCGATGACTGCTCCGGTAGTCAATGCGGCAATGTCCATAGCCGTCACGATGACCGGAGAACTGTTATCGTCCTGAAGGTTGATCGACGTTCCGGCAGAGGTGTTAAATGCGCCGTCCACGAGGAACCGGTACCCAACCACACGGAGAGTGACACCAGCAACAGCAGCGACCACCGTTACCCCGGTCTCAATCTCGGCCTGGGTTGCCGAACCTTCGACGCTGTAGACCAGCCCCGGAGTAGTGTCCAACTGAGGTGCACCGGTCAGTTCGATCATGACGGAAGTGGCACCGGTTCCGGGCTGTGCATAGACCGTGGTTCCGCAGGCGGTATTCGCCCCAGAGTTACTGTCATACGTCACCTGTTCGTTGCTTGCGTCGTGATAGACCGTATCACCGATATCGTAGTGCGTGCCGCCACCATTCGCCACACACGGCACGGTGATCCGGCGGGACTTGTAGACAAGCACACCGACAGCGGAGGTAACGACATCCGCCACCACCACACCAATGATGTTGTTCACCAGAATCACATCACCGGCGGTATAGTCGGCAGCCGCTGTAAACGGTGTTTCCGAATACATCTCCAGTTCGTGATTTTTATATACTGTAGCAGTCATGTCCTCGTTCCTTCTCCGTGGTCCCGCTTCCTACGGGATCATCGGGTTGTTTTTGGGCACGGTAAGATCACCGCCGGGTTCAGCACCATCGCCTTCAGCGTTCGGTGGAGTCTCCGGGGTTTCTTCCTTCACGCCCATCAGGGTTGCTAATTCTCGGTATTCCACGAGTTGTGCGTCCTGCCATATGGTCAACGCAGCTTTCACCTTCGGCTCCTCAGTCTCCTCAGTCGTGAAACTGGTGAGATTTTTGGCCATGTACGCCTTCTGAGGGTCCGTCAGTTTCCTCTCGGTGGCGAGTGCACCGAACATATCTCCTCGCGTTGCAGACAGAATCGTGCCGTTGGCGGTTGCCAATTCCTGATCCTTTCGGACTGCATCAGCGGTCAGCTTGTCGATCTCAAGCGTTGCCTTTGCCTGAACGTTCCGTGCGGCTTCAACTCCAGTCTGGTCGATCTTCTGCTTCACCACCGGAATGGCGAGAAGCGTCTTGTCATCGAACAGGTCGGTTGGTGCTACGGTCAGGGTTCCGGCCTTCATCTCTGCAATGATCTCTGCGATAGTCATGACAGTTACCTCCTCGGACGGCAAAAAGTGCTGAACCGTCGCGAGTAATGTTGCCCCACTGAATGCGGGTTTTGTTTCCCGTGAATCACCCAAGGCGATCCCGGTAATGGCTGGCACGTCCTGTACCAGCAAGTCGTCCCCGTTCCAAGACATCGACAGATTGGCCTCGAATGAAGCCATGTCGAGCGTCCTTGAACGGTATTCTGGATAGATATACGCGGCGACCAGTGCCGTCAGCTTGGAATCTATCGTCTTGATGGCCTTACCCACGACTTCACCAAGAGGAGTTCTCCCGGTATCGCTGGCATCTGGATCTGATTTATGCCCATCGAAGAACTTCACGCCATGCTGGACCGCGGCGTTGATCTTCGTAATGGCTGTTTTCATGTAGTGGAGTACCCGGTTTCCGAGACCCATGTGCTTCAGGTCCGCACCGACTGCGGCCTCATGCCCGATCGCATATACGCGAATCTCCGGGTGCTCCTCCTTCGCCTTGAGGGCCTCCATGATATCCGGCGGGACCATCGCGTTCACGTCCACGTCTGCCATGTGCATGATATTGGCTGTGATCGTTGTCATGGTCATCGTTCAATCTCCGATGTGTCTGTTGGCAGGTCCAGCGAGATAATCCAATCTATCCAATCGAGCCATGACTGCCAGTGCGTCTGTTTCTCCGTCATGGTTTCCTCCGTCCGATCAGCAGCTCCAGCGTATCCCATGATATGAGGTTGTGACTGAATAACCACCAGTAGATGTTTGCCATCATGCTGCAGCACCCCCTTCAACTACGACCAACGGCTCCGGCTCGTCTTCATCCTCCGGGACCACGTTCCGAGGTTCCAGTCCGGCATCGTTCTCGTTCTCGATCCGCTCCATCTCTTCCGGCGGGTCAACCTCCGGTACGTGAGACAGGAACGTTTCAAGAGATATAGCACCTGCAACCAGCATCGGCAACCAGACCTCTCCGAGTTCCTTCATCTTCGCATCGCTGGTCTCAGTGATCTGAATGGCGATCCGCTCCGGGATGAGACCGGCCTGTTTCAGGTTCGCCATTCGCATTGCCTTGTGCACCAGTTCCTCGTAAAACCCGTGCCAGACGTGGCGGTCCTTCCCGATGGTGGTCTGTGACATCTCCATAACAGAGTCAGCGGTGGATCTGTTTGACATAAGGTTCGGGAAGCCGAGAAGGTGGACTGGAACGTCTGTTGATCCGGAGATGATCTGGACGTTGTTGACCAGTTCCTCCTTGATTGACTCGACCGCTCCGGCAGGCATCGTAACGAGTTCAAATCCGGTCGTGGACGCGATAGTCTGCCCCAGCTGCCACTTCATACCCGCAAGGTCTGCGAGTATTCGTTTGACCTCTGCTTCATTTTCGCAATGGAAGAACGGTGTAGGTGAGCCGTAGAGGTGATTGATGACCCTCCAATCCTGCAAGGCTCTCCCTACGTTCTCAATGTTCTGCACGACCGCTCCGATCCTCGGAGGCGTGATATTGGGGTTGTCAGACCGTCCACCGAACCGTCCATACGCAAACTCTGCCGGCGGGATCATAACGGGGTTCTGACCGTCAGCATCTTTCCACGTCGCCTTGGTGTATATCCCGTAATCATCGGGGTCAGTGTGAATCTTATACTTCCGTGACGTGTAGCTGACGAACCGGGCACGTACCGTACCGTCATCGTTCGGCAGGAGACGTGCAAGACACTTCCCCTCGATGTTCGATTCCTCTGCCCACTGCTGCGGAACCTCTTCGTCCAGCGCGTTCATGTTCAGGAAATTATGAACCCAGTCGAGTTCACGCGCCGCCATCTCCGGGGTCACGTCCGGTGCCAGCGTCACCTTGATACCTTGACCGATAGCAAGCACTGACCGGACGGCAACGATATTCCGCATGAGCGGAGAACCGTATGCAGATGTCCCGTTGAACATGGCGTTGATCGCGGCGACCTGCTGGTCATACGTGAGGATTGGGCTTGAGGATAGTGTAGAGGATTCCTGCGCTCCTGGACCGACCAGCGGGTCCGTTGCCATGTGCATGACGTTCCCGAACAACGTCCTCAGATTGAACTTCATGCTCTATCTCCCCGGAATTGCGCTGTATGAGAGACCACCTGCGCGTCCCTCGTTCTGTGACGAGAGGAACCGGACCGCGCCACTGACAGCATCGACCTGATCGTCGTGCACACCCTCTGACGGGAACGCCGTGGCCTCACCGATGTATGCTGTATTCCAGTGCCCTCTGACAATGTGGACGTTGCCCTGTTCGGCAGCGGATGCGACAATCGCCGCACGTTCGACCTTGGAACCGGACGGCCTGTCACCACGAAAATCATATCCAATGAGAACCCTTCTGGCGTATGTGTCGATCATGTCCTTGCCACCAGCACCGCCTTCGTGTTCCATCCTGATCGGAACCTCCACGCCGTCCATTTCTGCGGTGGCACGAATCCGTATCTCATTCTCACGCGGTGACTCACGGAATCGCTGTATGTCAGAAACGTAGTATATCCCTTCCGCTTCAGCAACCAACGCACCACATGTGTAGTCGGGGTCTTTGCCAGCCTTCGCTTCAGTCGCGGCACGATCCCAGAACCGCACCCACTTCGCGCGCTTCGGTCGTTCCGTCGTGAATACAAACCACCCCAACTTGAACATGGTCCCGGCGGGACGGATCGACCAGTCACCGTTCAGGAGTTGTTCGCGTGTTACCGGGTCGAGGGTCATGAGGGTCTCGCGGTAGCTGTCGCGGTCCAGGTAGGGGTTGTCATCTAGGCTGGCAGCGTGGAATGGTCTGACGGTGCTCATGGGTGCATTTGTGCCGTATTCACCGAGACCGAACCGACGTGCTACCCAGTCATGGCCAACGCCGCCGGGATTAGAGGAGGAACGGACTCTGAGCGGTACGTCACTGTCTTGTAGCCTACGGAGACGTGAGAACATATATGTATACTGCTCTTCCCGCAGCTGGGTGAGTTCGTCGAAGCAGATTGTCTGGAGTTCGGCACCCTGATAGCGGAAGTGGTCGCGTGGTCCGTCCAGGTATCCGAACGAGAGTGTCGCACCGGATGGGAATGTCCACCGCTTATCGGTGTCACTCCAGTGTGCGGATGTCGGTCCCAGCCACTCGTGCGCTCTGTCCATCATGGCACCAGGTAAGGCAAGGTCGCGGTATGTGCGTCGGAAGATCATCGCGGCGTGTCCGGGTACGTCGATATACTGCAAGGCGATCATCAGGAGTGCTTCAGACTTCCCGCCACCAGCAGCACCACCGTACAGGGATTCACGTTCCGGTTCGAGCAGAAAGTCAAGCTGCTTCGGGGTCGGGTTGCTCCTGATCCACCCCTGTCTCATCGACTTCGCTACTGATGCCGCGTTCTGTTCCGCCGTATCGACTGGCGATCCTCTTGAGTGACTCCTCATGTTTCACCAGCATTTCATCCGTGAGTTCGCGGGTCTGCGTCTGGATTGGTCCACCGTCGGGTCCGCTCAGTTCGAGGTCTTGCTTATCCTTCTGGCCGAGCCACTGTTTCCCCAACCAGATCAGCATTGCGGAGTTCCCTTTGAGTGCCGCCTTGAACTGAGCGCGCCGGAGTGAGTTATTGCCACCTTCACGAGCTTCTTTTATAGCTACGCCAAAATGCCTACGGAGCGTAGTCTGTGACTGTCCAGTCACGATGGATATTTCCTCCACCGAGCATTGGATCATGGCAAGACTTCGTATCTCCTTTTCTAGACCTGGCGAAAACTCGATACGTGGACGACCTCCGCGCTTCGTCTTGTCCTTTTCAGGTTCCTTCAATGTCATACTTCATCACTCATTAATTTTTCGAGTTCGTTTTCTGACCGTGCGAGGATGCTACCTATGCTATCGCCATCATCCTCGACATCTGTATCTCCATCCTCGCCTATATCCATCGACATCCCGAATGATGCATCCACATCACTCGTAGACCGCAGGACTCCACTCTGCTGGGATGAACATACGTCGTTCACATGCTCCGAATAAAACGCATATATAGCAGGGTCGGTGTCAATGTCAAACTGCTCAAACCGCGTATTCCGATTGAGGTTCATAGACCCACGGCAGACTATCGACCATTCATCGCTGTGGATCATCGCGAACTTTGCATGTGTCCTCGTGCACCATATACGCTCACTCCCGAACGCATCTATCATACCTTCGATATAATCAGGATGACGGGCCAGCAATGAGCGATCGGTCAAGAAACGGAAATCCTCGATCTTGCCGATTTCTCTCATATACCTTACGGTTTCTACGTCTCGCATCCCAGTTGTCCATGTTGAGATAACCACATCCGCTGGACCAGTAATCCTCAGTATCGCCACGACCAAGTCGAGCATCGAGAACTGCCCCTTTGTCAGCCCAATAATCCGCGACCCTGACTCTAATCCGAATACAGCAGCACGCGCATCGGCATGTGGTAAGAATCTGGTCGTCGCAGGAGGGCTGCCTGTTTTTATCGAAACTCTTGTCCTGTTTAGTCCAATCTTCGGTGCCTTCTTCGCTGTCATCGTGCCTTTCTGTGCTGTTCGTGGATGATCCTTGGATATGCAGCAGGCCCGTTGATCGCGTGATACATCTTGTCTGGACTCTGCGCGTCTACCCGACAGCATGACGGTGCATACATCACGGTGAAGAAGCACGAGGTATACATGCCACGTGATTCGTATACGTCATGCAGGCCGCCCTCGTTCTGGTGCAGTGCTTCCTTACAGACATACTGAGCCATCGTCACCGAGAGCATAGTGTTCCCACGCGACTGCTCGTGTATGTGGGTAATATAATCCTCCATCATCCCCCGGAACTGATACGGACGTTCTACATCGCACACGTACACACTGAGTGCCTTCCGGTTCGCCCCAATCTCAGTCTTGCCCGCACCGCCCCCGGCGTGGTCTCCAGAGTGTGATATTGATATACATCTGAGTGGAGCCTCCGAGAGGTATTCGACCAGCGACGCGAAGAGTAGATCAAGCGACTTAATCCTCGTGACTCCATACGTCCGGTCCTCCCGAAACCGGTAGTACCACATTGAGTAGTCGTCATCCAGCATGATGAAATAGCGATAACCTGCATCTTTCACCGCCCGGAAAGAGAAGTTCCGGGCATAGACAGCGGAGGTACGATCACCCCAGTTATGACCATCATCCGTCTGTGTGGCGGCATCCTCCTTTGAAAAGACTACCACGTCATCCCCGAACTGCTCTATGTATTCAGGCAGGGTTGGGTCTTCGTCATCGACCACGTAGATGATACGACCCGTATATCCTTGCCTGCGAAGAGACTTCGTCGTCAACTGGGCGTGGGGTCGCTTATGCGTCGGGATTAGTACGCAGGTATCCAGCCTCATCATGATTCCTTTCGCCATTTGTCAGATATGATATTCGGGTGCGCGTGGTCTCCGAGGATTATGTGGTGGATACGTGAATCGCCTTCGTGCCCGTCCTTGAAGTCTCGGATCATCGACACCTTACAACACGACGGTGCATACATCACGGTGAAGAACGTTTTCACGTAGGTTCCCCACTTCTTGTATTGCTCGGAGGTTCCCCCTTCAATCACCTGCGTTGGCTTCTGGAGAACCTGTGACATCATAAGCGTCAGGAATGAGACCCCAATCCTCGACTCATGCGAATACGCGGTTACGTCCTCATTGAACTTGCCCCGGAACTGGTAAGGTCTATCCACGTCACATACGTAGACCTGCATTGCCTTCCGTATCCCTGTGATCGAACTTTTGTTACTTTTTTTGTTTCGTTCCCCACCGCCTCCGATGTAGTCTCCACCTTGAGACATTGAGATACAGTAGAACGGAGTTTCCGAGAGGTATTCGACCATGGCTGTGAATTGCAGGTCGAGCGACGCGATGTTCACATTCCCATACGTTCCGTTACTGAGGAACCGGTAGTACCACCAGAAATAGTCGTCATCGAGCGCGATGAAATACTGATACCCGGCCTCTCGGGCTATGTCCCACAGCATGTTCCGAGCGTAGACGACGGAGGCGCGATCCGCCCAGTTGTGCCCGTCGTCGGTTCGGGCTATCGCCTCAGCCTTTGAAAAGACTACCACGTCATCCCCGAACTGCTCTATGTATTCAGGCAGGGTTGGGTCTTCGTCATCGAGCGCGTAGATGATACGACCCGTATATCCTTGCCTGCGAAGAGACTTCGTCGTCAACTGATTATCCGGCCTCCCGTGCGTGACGATCAACACGCAGGTGTCAGACCTCATCCTTTTCCTCCGCAGCCGCCCGCTCACTCATCCCGGCGTATTCCAGCATCTTCTCACTGAGTCTTACGAACCCGCCCTCGATGGCCTTCTCAAAGTCAATAATGATGAGTGCTGACTTCTCCATAAGGGATTGCGTTGGCGCATCCGCGTGTGCGTAGTACTCCGCGATGTTCCGGAAATTGAATACTGTGTGGCGGTCAGCGGCGGCATTCAGGAACGTTCGGACCTCATCTGGTAGTTCTACAGCCTCAATCTCCTTACGAAGCGTAGCGGCCTTGGTCCCGTCGTAGAGGTCAGATACAGGAGGTTCGTCTCCGTTGATTTCGTAGATCGGTGCCTTGATCTTCCGGCTGTAGTTGGCTTCCTGCTCTTCCGGGTCGAGCTCCTCCGGGTCTCCAAACAATCCTTCATCCTCTGCCACCTGAGCGAGCAATGCCTGTAGGTCCGGGTCATCTGTCCTGATATCCTCCATGAGCGAGTTCAGTATATCCTTGTCCCCTTCGGCCATCCCGGTAATTACGTCGAACACACCCAGCGCAAGTGCCTCCTTGTGGATCGGAAGGTCCACGGTGATATACGGGATCATCGAGTCTTGCCCAGCCTCCATAGCTTGTGCCAGCCTCTCATGACCGTCGATCAGGTTTCCGGTCCGGATATTCACGATCACAGGCGAGATCCACCCCAGCTCGCGGAGCGATCCACGGACAGCGTCCTTCTGCGCCTCCGGGTGCCTTCGCCAGTTCTTCGGGTTGCCCTTGAACTCGGATGCACGTTTCTCGCCGTATTCGATGATCGCGATCTCTGGACCGGTGTTCTCCGGTGCCGTCTGTTCGGGTTTCGGTGCCTTCGCCTTTGGCATAGTTCCTCCGTTGTGTGGCTTTCTGGATTCCACCCGAATATACGAACGGATCAGGCCACGTTGCATAGTCTCTATAGATCGGGTAGATTCAACGGGTGACCACATCACATATCGGAGGCCAGCATGATACCCCTGTCAATCAAGCTATCCCGTGACGATGCTCTGGATTCCATCATCATCCGTATCACTGATTCCGAAGCTTCAGGCATGAAGTATCACGCCGTCGCGGAGTGGGAAGATGGGATCAACCCCGGAGGCTCACGCGAAATGAAGACGTATGCGGATGTCGCCACGTTCGTGAACGGGTTCCTAGTCGGCTCCGGGATCGACCCCCTGAAGGGAACGACGTGCAAGCCGTGGATTGAGACAGATACCGAGTCTGTCCGTATCTCCCGGAGAGGTGTGACCGTCTCGCCCTGAACCCAGTTCCTTCCCTTCCTGTATTTGAAAATAAATCGAAAATACTTCACTTTTCTTCTTTCAACCCCTGTTTTCTTGGCTGGAATATAGTATATTCTATATAAGAGATCAGGGGATAGAGGGCCACAGAGAATGGAGAACATCATGCAGGATACGACGACGACCCACGAAACGGCAACCAGAGATTACAACAATGCACGGACAGCGTGGGACCGGATCAAGGACGATGAAGACACATACGCAGTCGATCAGGCACGAAAGACTATGAAACGGGCCAAGGCGGTCTTGGACCTTTCACGCGATGCCAACCCGGAACAAGCCCTGCGTTTCGATGCCGCCCGCCAAGCGGACAGAGCAGGCATGAACGACTACCACATCGGCAGAGCCGCCGCCGCCAAGGAGTGCATCAGGATACTGGACGCCGCCGATACCGTGACACCAGACGTGATCGCCGAGGCACGCGAGGCACTGGCAGTCCGCAAGCAGATCAGCGCAGAGAAAGCACTAGGAATGTAGACCAGGCCTCCACCGGCGAGATTGGCTTTTAGCGTGTTTCGAGACCGCCGCCGGTATACGACCTTAGACCAACCACGAACGGAGGACACCATGTACGTAAGGACATTGACCTACATGCGATTTGACGCATTGGGAGGGAATCGAACCCCTGTAGATGTTGAGGTATCAATCATCCGTGCCACAAAGACATATGGGCTTGGGATGATTTTTCTGATTGACACCCTATCTGCACAAAGGATCGCGGAAGCTATCGGGCATCCGATGTCTTACCCAAACCCGAACAGCTGGGGACTCGAGTCAGACGAGCACGTACTGGCCGTAGGAACACGAAACCATGATATCCACGCGGAGATTATGGCCGCAAGTTAATCACACACACCACGGAGGACCAGATGAGCGGAAAGAAGTTGACCCACATCACACGGAACGGGATCACCCTGTATGAGTGCGAATCTGACTATGTGCAGATCAACCCCGAGTCATGGCAGGACAGTGGGAAGTGGACCCACCTCAGATATCTCGGCTACTCAGATGATGAGTATTGGGTTGTATCTGTATTCATCGACCAGATGACGACAGACCACAGCATCATCATGATCGAGACACGCCAAACATACAAGCAGGGCATGGAGATCGTCCCCATCATCGACATCGACAAAAGACCCGACGAGAACAACGACCTGATCTATCTCCTCTCACATCCCGGCTGGTCGCACGCCGCCGCACGAACTGAGTACTTCCGTACGCAGTGGGGTATCGAATCATGAAACAGTACTACGTAATCAAGAGCGATGCCGAAGACTTCATGAAGTGTCTGAAGCGGAGCCTGATATCTGCGGTCGAATGTGACGGGATTATGATGGTCAGCATGGGATTCGACATGTTCCCGATCAACTGGAGGACTAAGGTCATGGCCGTGAGGATGATGTTCACGAACCGAGGGAACGACATGTACGCGGGAGGGTCAGTGGTGATCCCGGAGGATTCCCAAACCGCAGTATTCCAGATATCCTCAGTCAATCCTGGATGGCTCGCGTACCCGGACAACTTCCGCGTCGAACTCAGTGGAACACCGGCATCCGTCCGCAAGGCGATACTCACGCATCTCCGCGAGTTCTGTAGTGAGCATTTCAAGACAGCGGACAAGCTGACCACACGAGCCGCGAGGGACGCGCGACCAACCTATCCTACACCTACGGAGGACAAGATGTCAGTAGTCACGCTCAAACGAAATACGGAGTTCGGAGCGGTCACGGCGGTGGTAAAACCACTCAAGACAGTCGAACATGACGGAGCCACATACTGCGTCATTGACCGGACTATCGGCACAGATATCAACGCTCAGATGGGATGCTACGGGTGGGCGATCCCGTGGGACCACAACAACGACAGCCCGGCATTCAAGCACGCCTCCGGGACTGTTGCGATGGCGATTGAGATTCCCACCCCTTAACCCTTTCAACCCCTATTCATTCAGGGTATCCGATACTATATTGTATATAAGCGATCAGGGACAGATGGACACAACGAACGGAGAACGCGATGACCAAGGCAGAAAAGACCCTTCAGGCGATAGCTGGCGAACTCATCAAGAGCAACCAGTTCTCAGGTGCCTACCTCAGCGGACAGCACCCGATAATCCACACGGCCAAACCATTGGTCAGTGGCGGACTCCTCAACATTTCATTCTACGGCACCAAGCTGACCACGGAGGAACCACATCTCAAGGTATTCGACATCGAATACGCCCCACCCATCGACGAGAGCGGAGAAGCGGAGGACATACTCCACAGGATGAACGCCTTCGGCCTCACTCTGAGAATGGACGATCTGGACCAGATGACCGTCAACGTAGTCGATCTGGTCTCGATGATCGAAGACCATGCAGTCAGGATAATCGAACTGGACAACTGACCAGACCACCGCCGGATTAGAGTCTCCGGGAGGGTTCGATCCCCTCCCACGGCATACGACCTCACACACACTACGGAGGACCAGATGAAGCCAGTTAAGATCACCCACAACGGGTTCCACGGGATTAAGACAGAGACCATACGACCGCGCAGGATAGCGGAAGATGCCGCCGGGATTCCGGTCTACGTCGTCAGCATGAGAATCGCCAACAAGTTGAACCGAGCAGTGTGCGGCATCCGTAACTGTACCTGCGGAGAGGTTTGGGCCACGCACCGGATGTTCGGTGAAGCCGCTGTCCTGGTTGGCAAGACACGCGGACTCCACCCGCAAGACTGAGGGACACCATGAACCGGAACAATCAGTACCAAGACCGCGACTGGCTGTATCAGCAATACGTGGTCGAATTGAGATCCACCCTGTCCATCGCCTCAGAGTGTTCCGCACCGACGACCTCAGTCAGGAACGCACTGATCCAGCACGGGATACCCCGGAGGGATGGCAAAGAGGCGCAGGTCTACCGGATACGGAAACTGCCACGGGCGCGATTGGTGACACTCATCGCACAGGAGTTTTCGCCGGTCATGATCGCGGCAGAAACAGGACTGTCATACAACACGGTCCGCGTACGAATGACGGAAGAGGGTCTACAATTCGAGAACAGACGAAAGAAGGGGAGTTGCAGTGTATAAGCATGGCGAGATACCTGAGTTGGTACGTGTGGACCTTGAAATGTGCAAGGCTATTCTTGCACTGAATGGGCCTCGTGATAGTCATGTAATCATGGTTGGCCCGTCCCTTATCAATCCGAAGGACTGCTGTGAGGGCGGCGAGAGTGGCGACTGGTGGAGTGATAGAATCGGTCGCGGTGCATTGGTGTGGACATTTCATGGTCCATTTGAAATAGGGTCACTAATGTATGACCATGCCGAGGTTGGATTGAGTCGTCTTGGCAATGCGTTTGGTCGCATTGTTACTGAGTGCATCAGTGGTCCTGATATTTCGGTGGCCAGGTTTGATCACCAGCTCTTGTCTGCTGTTGTTATCGATCTCGTTGGTGAATGGACCGGAGGTCACGGTTCGTATTTGGATAATCCCAGTGTGATCGAAGATGATCTTTACGAGATGGTATTCCCCGAGGAAGGGGCCACGAGAAGACTGAAGGAAGAAAACAATGCCTGAAGAGGAACCGACCACCAACGCCGCACCGCAAATCTACGCACTGCTGGCGAAGGTCTCCGCAGAGATACCAGGAATTGGAAAAGACGGCTGGAACGATCATCAAAAATATCCCTTCCGGGGTATTGACGATATCATGGCAGGCATCCATGACGCGCTCAGTAAGAACGGCGTGGCGATCATGCCTGAGGTTCAACCTGATAGCATCCGGCACGTAGACTTTGAGACGAGCAAGGGGATAGCTATGACCCTGACAGAGATGCTCGTCAAGTTCACGTTTTCCGCGCCCGATGGTAGTGAAACAACCTGCACCGTCCTCGGTCAGGGTTCCGATACCGGGGACAAATCCGCGAACATGGCCCATACCGCCGCATACAAGGTCATGGCTAATGAGGTTTTCTGCATCCACATGCCCGGTGCTTCTGAGGATTCCGAAGCTAGCCAGGATAGCAAGGATCAGAAGCGAGATAATTCCCGACGACCAGAAAGGAACCCCGGACGAACTGACCCGGACGGACAGGCACCGCGCAACGGAACCACCGCAGTACCTGCTGGGAGCGTCCCTAACGCCACCGAAGATGTAATCAAGGTACGTACGCGGATTGAGGAGTTCGTGGCCGAGAGAGCGAAGACCAACCCCGACATGACGATGGAATATGTTCGTGCGACATGCCAGACCAAATACAAGATGGCATATGATTCGATGTCGAAACCCGCACTCATGAACCTACGGCGACACCTTGGGGACGACGCACCAGTGTAACGGGATACATCCGCGCTGGAACCGGCGCGGACACCAGAGGATTTACGAGATGAACGGGAAAACGAAAGTGGGACTGGCACTCGTGGTCATCGGCACCGCGCTGATGATACTCATGATCCTGAAAGTCATCGGAGGATGATATGAAGGTCGTACGGAACACCGGGTCATACGTGGAGATTGATGATATACTCATCAACGATGAACCTCACACGGTCTCTGTTATCAATCCTGACGCACCAGGCACTGGCTCATGCTGTCGTATCGTGATTGATGAACGTCTCTGCATAGAGATCAATAAACAAGACGACGATCTGCTAATCTCTTTCGGCCGTAGCAGTGACGCTCCTGACTGTGAACTTATTGATGTAAGGTGGGCCCATGATCTGCCCCCCGGAGTTGAGCTAGTAAAAAACCCAGCCGAAGACCCTGACGATGATATAGACACAGACGTTACAATCAAAATCATATACTCCGATAGGCAAGGGTTCGTCTCATTCTGGGAGATTGGGGACAGCTTGCATCAGTGTGAGATTGATGGTATACGAAGGATGCAGGCGTTTCTTGAACGGTGCGGTGTCCCTACCAGTTACGACCTGCGGGGTATTGCCGTGAACGCACTCAATCACCTCATTGATTCCACGGTGACGTGTAACAAGATCATGGAGCGAACCGGGACAGATCAAAAAGACAGTGGATGGAATGGCCGTGTTGTCCCGCAGATCATATTCAACGGCCTATCTCGTGACGCCGTAGAGTCCGCGACGCAGTGGCTTGACGCCAGTAGCTACAGGGAGTAGACTGGACATAGTATATAGTGATTGTATAGATTCTGGATAGACACCTCACACCATAAGGAGATTGACGTGGGTAGGGAAAAGAAGGAAAAAGACCTCACGAGGTCATACGTTGTAGATCCGGCCACGTTTGACCGCCTGTGCCAAATCGCGGAGTTCGTCACCGACAATGCCAACAACTCTGCTGTCATTCGTATGCTGATTCGTGACGAGGCAGACCGAAGGAAGCTGAAACCGAGGGTGACATGAAAAGAAATGGCCCCGGTGGAAGTGTGAGACCACCGGAGCCAAACGGAGAACCAGACACATGGAAAATACCGAATCACTCCCGGATAGTCAACAGCATAACTACAGGATGCCATACATGATATTCGACCACCCGGTCTATCAGACATTGAGCGCGACGGCACGGGCGGCATACATGTATCTGCTCTTCCGGTCGGACGGTGGTGGTGATGCTTGGCCGACTGAGGAGACTATCGGGATTGATCTTGGAAGGTCTACGAAACAAGCCGGTCGAGATGTCCGGGAACTCGTCTCTGCTAGACTGGTCGTGACGACGAAGAAATGGAAGCACAACCAGTACCTCATCCTTCTACCCGAGGAAGTGAGTGACACCCCTCAAGGGACACACTGTCCCATGACAGAAGATGTATCAAGGGACACACTGTCCCATGACGACACCCCTCAAGGGACACACTGTCCGGTTAATAACTCCTCAAGGGACACACCGTCCCATGACGACACCCCTCAAGGGACACACTGTCCCATAGAACTAGAGCCTAGAACAGAGAACAAGGAAAAGAACAAGGAAGAGAACAAAGGAAGGAGTAGGAGTGCTCCCGAACCCGCACAGGACACCACAACAAATACAACAGAGGTATTGACCAATATGACGGACAAGGAACGTCGGCTCACAGACGTATCAGAAATCAACCCGGAGGCGCAGCGAATACGCAAACGGCTCTGCACGGATCGTGCGAAAAAGAAGCTGGATGACCGATTCGGGTCGAAGGCCGAATACGTACTCGCATACTGGGTCTGGGTACTGTATCAGGAGCTTGTCGTCATCGAGGGGCGGGACCAGAAGAAAGACAAACTCCGCAAGTGGAATGGTGAAACAATCTGCAAGCTGGTCGGTGGCCTGCAGGACCAATACAAGACACAGACCGTCCTCGACGGGATACAGGAACATCTCGAACGGGCGAGTGATCCGGTAGACGGATGCACATTGGATAATCACGAAACGTATCTCCGCAACATGCTGAAAGCACAAAGCCGTAAGGGGAAATCTAATGGACGAAGTAATACGGGTGATAGAGGACACTCCGACGGAAAAGTCCTCCCAATCGCACGAGAAGCCTATGCCGAAGAAGACAGACTCATCTCCGACCTTTGAATCCAGCGAAGCACAGGCAGCGCTGGATGAGGTAAGGGCCGATCCTGAGAAGGCACAGGCAGAAGCCAAGCGGTCGAAAGAAGAGCAAGCCAGACGTATGCAGGAAGATGATGACAAGTCAAGGGAAGAGGTTGCTAAAGATTATGCCAAAATCCCGACTGCATACCGTGGTTGTACGTTGGAGAACTTCGCAACGTCCACACCTAACGGGGAACCACACCCGGGTCTGGTGAGTGTCCACGCAACGATTATCCGGTATCTGGAAAAAGGCATCTGGCGGACCCGGACTGACGATGATGGGAAGATCATAAACGGTCAAGGGTTGTTGATGTGCGGAGCCGCTGGATCGGGCAAGACACACCTTGCCATTGCTATACTGGCAGAACTCAAGAAGCGGACCCCGTCAAAGTGGAGACGCACCTGCTTTGTCGATCTGGGTGCATTCCTCGCGAATTGCTCCGCGACCGCCGGATATGCGAAAGAAGCCGAGTACGATGACAGTACGTGGAAGAACCTGTCAATACTGAAGGGCAGCAGCGGGAACGTCCCACCGCTTGCGATGGTGCTGGATGACCTTGGAGCATCACGCCTGACTGACGCGAAAAAGGACACGCTCCGCGATCTACTGAACTGGGCAGACGCACGAGACGTGCGCCTGGTTATCACCACCAACGCACCGAAGCATGAGATGCTCCCAGACGAGATACGTGAGACCAAACTTGCAGAGGCACAGAGGAGGCTTGGGTCAGCAACAGGTGACGACCGCGCGGCGATTGAGGCACAGATCCGAATCCTCGAACGTACGCCATTTTTAGAAGATGACCGGACGAGATCGCGCCTTGCGAAGGCGTGCGCGTACATAACTGTAAACGCACCCGACTACCGGGCGCATGGGTTCCTCGACCTCGACAAACAGGAGAACCAGACATGAAGATCATCAGAAACCCAGACGGCGATATTATCTCGGTAATTCTACCGGGAGAGCATAGCCGAGAAACCGTCCTCCAGTCCCTCACAGAGACCGAGAGCGTCTGGAAAGAGACAGGAGGGGAAACTATACCCATCGGACATTGGGTACACGAGATAGTCCCGCTCGTATCCTTTGCGCCACCTGCCGGACACGATGAGGCGATGCTTGTCCGGCACGACTCCGGGCTACTGTACACAATCCTGCGGGATGAGCAGTTCATGCCATACGCTGACGGGTCTGCTGATGCCTGTGAACTGTGGTCTGCTTTATCCGACCTGAACCCGCCGGAGGAACTGCTGGCACTCCGGACCGCTGATGCTATCGGCTGGACTCCATTCCACAGCGATGATGAACTGGTCGGGATCATCAAGGCCGGAACGTTCTCCCGTGCCGATTGTGAATACGCTGTGCAAGAGGTTTTCGGTGATTCATACGATGATGAGAACGGTGTGGTCTACACCGACTGGACTACCGTCGTTCAGTACCTCAAGACGTTTACACTCCCGGCGCAACAGCGTCCAGACTTCTCTAGAGATGAGGATGTGACGGAATACTTCACACACCCGGACGGAACGTTGCACACCGTGTTCAGTTCATCCCCGAAGGTCTATTCACAGCATGCTGTGCAAGCTGTCCAGAATTGGAGATGCTGGACAAATCACCAGATACCCATGGATCGCTGCAAAGGAGGCGAGATGACGTACCGGGAATCACTGATCGCTGATATTCTCCAGTCTGTCGAGACGGCGTTCTGGAGTTCACCGGCGATAGTAACCTGCAAACGTTCGGAGAGCGGAGAGTGGGCGGTCAACGTGGCCGTCCCTGACCGGACGATTGAGGTGGACGACGAGTACCCGTCAGACTCGGAGGTCCGGGACTACGCAGAGGGAATGATTAATGGGATGGAGGTTTCACTGTTCAACGTCATTGACGCGGAATACATGCTGAAACGTCTCGCGGATTGGTTCGAGATGAGCGCGGAACCGGAGACCAACCAGAATGACATATTTGAGGAGGAACAGACATGAATATCTGGAGACCCGAAGACTTCACGGAAGAGACTTTCTGCGACCCTGACACAAACCTGAGAAGCTACGAAATCACGTACCCGATTCTCCACGTAGTCATTGCCAACCCGCCGAGGGTGAAGCCGGATGTAGAACGGGTGTGGTCGTATATCCGCGCAATGCTTATCGACGCTGTGAGACGCGGGTTTGTCGAATTGACAGACGAGGAAGTGAAGGAGGAATTGCATGAGGTCCGGGATACATCCGAACTCCTTGCCACGTCGAAGGGTCACGCGGATGCGTTCACACCGTCATCCGTCCTGTTATTTCTTAGTCCTGTAATCACATCTCAGATGGCGTTGTTTTCAACCCTCTGGAAGGCGAAGGGGACCGGTCGGATAGGCAACCCGGAAACAAACCCGCGACTCCTGACATCTAACGGCGCGGTCGCCAGCGTCACGAGAATTACCGGGAGCCATTCGTGGTCAATCGATGCAGGCTACACGATACCTCCAAACGAGGCAATCTGTTACGACCTCGGACCAGCGACCATCGACAGCCTGAACCGGGTATGGGATGAAGACCACCCGACGTGGTGGAAGCGTCTGATGAAGCGAATCAAGAGAAGTCTCCCGTGGTGTCGGTTTCCCTAACATTCATTTTGGTCTTAGTTTAAGAAGGGCTCCATGAGAAAAATGAAAAAACTCAGACTTTACGCTTACCACGCTGGGTGGGATGTGGATATCCCTGAGCAGGTCTTTGCGGAGATAGAATCTACGGTGTCTTTCTTCGTTACTCCATCCAAAGATCAGCACACAATCAGGTCAATGCGCTTGGTAGCAGTTACCCGTCTGCCGAAGCGTATATACTGCTTCGTTGTCTGGGTGATAGGATCGAGTGGTAAGATGCACTGCCATGTGTTATGTGGAAAGGTAAAGGATCGCAGAACGACCGGGGTACATACTGTATCGTCGAGCAAGATGGACAAGAAGCAGTGGGGCGAGACGGCAATAGGTGAATCCAGGGATTGGTACACAGAACTAGCTGACAACCACTGGAACATACGTGATGTCCATGAGTGTGGCGGTAGACGGAAAAGTAAATCTGACTTGACGTAACATCCATCATCGGTCATAGTTTAGGAAAGAGGACAAAATGAGCATTGAGACGATAGACCGCTGGTTGACATGGGAAGTTCTGAACCTGACGAATGACGATCTGTTCTGTGTTATTGCAGAAGGGGATCACGACCCTGAAGACGCACTGGAATACATCGAAGTTTTCCGAGACGACGGTGTGTGCTTCAACGCAGACGATGGTCAGACGGCACGCGAAGAGTGGAAACACATCAAGGTGAAGTTGCTCGTGTTTGAACCACACGAAGACTTCCACCACCTCGCGGAAGAATGCCCAGGTTCAGTCTACCTGATGCACGACAGCGGGACACTGCACACCGTCGTCTACGATCCGAAGTGGGGTCACAAGCTGTGTGAGACTCCATTCGAGGCAGTGAGGATGTGGAGCAAGCGGAACCCACGTAAACAACTACCGGATGAGTTTACGGTATTGAAGGATTGACTTGACGTAAGCCACCTTATCAGGGGGGTTGAAAATAAATGAACAATCTTCTTTCAACCCCTGTTCATTTGGGTATTCCGATAGTATATTCTATATAAGAGATCACGAGACAGGGAGGGCAGCGCGCCCTCCCACCTTACTCTGACTACGGAGATTCACGATGCAAAACGACACCATGGTCATCCCGGAGTTCAGCCTCCCAATCGCGGCCAGCGAGAGTGTCCGGTCCGGTAGAGTCATCCGGCTGGAACTCGAAGACCCGTGGTCACCTCGCCCGGTCTCTGAACTGCCGGAGAAGGATATCCCGAAGTTTCTCCACAAGGTAGATGAGGCGGAGACAGTATGAACGTCGTATCTCTATTCTCTGGTGCCGGTGGTGGCGAACTCGCAAGTCAACACCTCCTTGGGTGGGACACTATTGCATATGTGGAATCCGATGGTTACTGCCAACACCTCCTTAAGAAGCGCATCAGTGATGGATTACTACACGATGCGCCGATTTATGGGGACATTCGAGAACTTACAGACGAAGACATTGCAGAGTTTGTCAGCCTTTCGTATTTTAGGAGTAACTCTAATACGGAGGCAGATATGCCAGCACATAGAAAGGACTACGATGAAGCGGTCCGTCAATACGAGGCAGGGCTGTCGGTTGGTGACGTTGCGGACATCCACAATGTCACGCGCCAGTCAATGTATTACATCCTCAAGAGACGGAGTGTCTCATTCAGGCCAAATGTTCGATACGGTGCAGACAACCACTTCTATCGCGGTGGACTGAAGTCATCAGATAGGGCACAGAATCTTTGTGAAAAAGCACTAGAGAAGGGGCTACTTACTAAACCTGACAAATGCGAGACATGCGGAGATTCTGGATCGTTTGCTGACGGACGATCAGCAATACAGGCCCATCATGCCGACTACAATAATCCACTTGAAGTCCAATGGCTTTGCCAGAAGTGCCACCATGAGTGGCACAAAACAAACACCCCAATCGAACGGAAGGACGCTGAGGAATCTAGTGGTGATGCAGATATGATCACTGCTGGATTCCCGTGAACTGTGCCAGCCGTTTAGCGTAGCAGGGAAACAAGAGACAGAGAATGACGAAAGAAATATGTGGCCAGCGACAAGGGACACCATTTGCAGAATACGACCACGATTCGCGTGGTTGGAAAACGTTACAGGCTTGCTTGCCCGGTCTCACGGATACTTCGGATGCATTCTCGGCGACTTGGCCGAAATGGGGTATGATGCAGAATGGGGTGTGTTCAGTGCTGCCGAAGCAGGTGCACACCACAAGCGGGAAAGGTTATGGATCATGGTTTCTCAACATGGTGCACCGCACAACGGTTGTTGGCCGTCGGATGTGGCGGACGCCTTGTGCAAGCGAAGGTGAACATGGCGGTCGCGGCGATTTGATCCGTGATTGCCTCGGGTATAATGGGCGGAGCCCACCGATCGAAAAGGTTATACCTGAAGGTCTTGATGGGCATCGTTGGGGCTCGTTGAACCCCGATTGGGTTGCCTGGTTGATGGGTTGGCCGGTCGGCTGGACTGATCTGAACGCCACCCCGGATGTTGAGAAGTGGGAACGTTCCGTGATGGACGGCACATGGTGGGCAACCGATCCGGCAGATATTGGTGTGATACCACGACTGACTGGGAAGGTTCCAGACCGCGCGAACAGACTCAAGGCTCTCGGAAACGGTCAGGTGCCTGTACAGATGGCAATGGCTTTTTCCGCGCTAATCGACACATATAACGAAGAGTTACTCGCATACCGCAAGAAGCACGACACCCCCGACGAGTCTACGGGTCCTTGAGGTTCCCAATGAGTAAGACAGTGAAACCTGAAACGAAAACCGCATCCTGCATAGCAATCTCCCTATTTGAAGAGAGGTATCTCAGCGGTAGCCCAATGAGGGCAAAACGTTATTACAAGAAGGTGACTCGCCGCGCACGAAGGCGGTATCTCAAGAAGCTTACCGGTCTTAACACGGGAGAATGAAGATGCCGAAATTGAGAGAATACCAACTGGCGTTCAAGGTAGAGCCGACCGCGAAGCTCCCTGTATCCCTGAGCTTCCCCGCGGTGACGCTGACGAAGTCACGACTACATGAACCTAGTAAGTCTTACTATGCGGACAAACCGTACGATTACACAGTGGACTACCTGTCCCCTTACAACCACGCGACCCAAAAGATGCCCTGTTGTCGTATTACCCGGAAGCTGTTGAAACGCGGGCGGGGAAACTTCACCGTGAAATGGATTGGTTTGCTGGGTGCCCCATGCGATTACGATCCGCCGGTGTGTGCGAAGGTGATCGCCAAGCGGATACAGCAAGCACTCGAATCGCCTGGCACGTGCACCGAAACCAGAGACGAGGGATGAGAACTTTGATCGGTTTACTCGCCATACTTGTTGTTTTTTCGGCATTATCAAGGGGTTGAAAATAAGTGAACAATCTTCTTTCAACCCCGGTTCATTCAGGGTCCTTGGTAGTATATTGTATATAAGCGATCACGAGACAGGGAGGGCAACGCGCCATCCCGCCTTACTCTGACTACGGAGGGACCAGACATGAACACACTGATGACCACGGAACTCCGCAAGCTACTGCCACCCCTCTACTCCCAAGAGAACAACGGGATCCACCTCATCTCAATCGGAGACAAATATGCCCAAGCGTAAGAATGACCAGATCGTATTCCTTGTACGGGAGAACGCACGAGGGAAACGGAACGCACAAGCCCTGATGATGGTCACGGATGATCTTGGGAGTGACTTCGCGATGAAACTGAGAGACTCCAGGCGGAAGGTCAGAACGTGGAAGGAAGACCGTGACTATTACATCAGCTACGAGGTTTGCCGGACTGAGATGACGGAAGCGTTGAAGTTAATGAAAGCACACGTGAAAAAGACAGGGCGAGAAGTCACGGCCTGCGTCCCGGTAGTCCGCGAAGATGCACCAGCGTTCCAGTGGACGTATGGCACAGATGAAACATTCCCAGTACCGGAGAATCAGAAATGAAACCTCCACGTATCTACACGGACTTGCCGCACGCGCCACGATCGACGCGCACCGGAAAGGCAAAGACGATGATGAATAAATACACCGGCCTGCTACCGCACCCGGAACACGAAGGGTATACCGGGCTTCTGCCACCGCCGCCGGACGACTTCTGCAAGCCACACCACGGGCTAGTCTACCCGGCAAAAACGAACTTTCTGGAGAATGCCATGAAGATCGGGACGGTCCTTCTGTTTCTGGCCTGCACGGCGGTCATGTCGTGCGGGTCAGCGAATCCATTCATACCCGGAGACGTGAACTTCGACGGGTCCGTGGATTCCACGGACGCGGCTCTGGTCGTCACCTACATACTGAGAGGGGATTCACTCAGTGCGGCAGTGTTCGCCGCCGCAGACATGACCGGAGACAGTACGATCAGTGCGCTGGATGCCGCCCTGATCCTGAAATCAGCAGAAGAGAAGGCAGGGGAATAGGAGTAACTATGCCGTATCAATTCAAGTCCGGTACCGTGGTTGGCTTTGAGGAGACGATCCTTACGGAGGATAATGATCTTGCCGGGCTTAAGGCTGGTGACCGGGTTATCGGCCTTCGGATCGGGGATGCGAAAACCGGGTTCTATCTACACACACACAGGGATGATTGGCAGGATATGTGGGATCAATTGATACCGTTACTCGAATGGAAGGACGAACCTGATGATACAGTGACCAGAGTGACCAGAGTGTAAACGCAACTATCCGGGAATCCCGGACAGTCCACAAGGAGAATGAGAATGTTAACGAATCGACAGATCGCACAGATCATCTACACGGCGCAGAGTACTGTGGACGACTTCGACGGGATGCCGCGGCGTTGGAGCGACGCACTACCGAGGGATGAATGGGACATACTGGAAGAGTCCACACGTGAGATGTGGGAGGGCCTCGTCCAGGACTATATCGTTATGCCTCTGACACCGTGTGATCAACATGAGAAGTGGATGAAGGCAAAACGTGATGACGGATGGGGGTACGGCGATATGCTTGACCCTGAGAATAAACAGCACCCGTGTCTTGTTGAGTGGAATGACCTGACACCAGAGCTGAAGGCGAAGGATGTTCTATTCTGCGCGATTATCGAAGGTTTAACAGCCTGAGATAGTCAATCCTTTCTCGTCGCGTCCACCTGCCTCTGAAGGGACCGGGTTTGTTCCTGAAGTTTCGCGACCTGAGACTTCAAACCCGGTCTCGCATTCCCATCGAGGACATGAGAGATATGCCTATCAGTGATAACCAGCGTTTTGATCCTCTCGTCCATCTGTTTCATCCGAATCTCGAACGTCGGGAGAACCTTCAGGACCATGAACGCCGTAGTTGTTCCAGCACCGACAAGGCTGGTGACGAGCGCGATAAGGAACGTCCGCATGACCATATCCCGGACGCTTCGCTTCTCCGGTACCACTTGACTCATCTCTCGGTGATCCTCAGTATGGCTTCATCGTACCCTTCGGTCTTCAGCATCATGATACCGAAAGCATCCCGACTGGACAAGATAGCACGCTGGTGGTTACGCAGGTATCCCGGTGACATACCGAGCAGGATACACCCTTCGGTGTCCCTACCGGTGTTCCCTATGTGAATCAGGATGTTGCTACGACCAGGGACGCGTATTACTTCCCACGTTTCACCAACCTCACCAACCAGATTTGCCGATGCCGGACGACGCTCACACAGATAGTCACCGGTTGGGATACATGAGAAGTTTTTCATGTTCATGGCGTTGGGTGGTTCCAGCGTGAAGCACGTCACCTCACCGTCGATCGACAGCACTCCGACGGTAGCACCCTGCCACGATTCCAGCCTCATCAGTTCCATCATGCAGCGATTCATTTCCATCTCCTTGGAACACCTGATTCAGTGTAACACTTCCGCGAGCAGAACGTCGTTGTTGCCGTCTTCGGACCGAACGTCTTTTTACATACCGGGCACGTCCTTTCACCGAACCGGTCCCGCCTCTTGCAGTCTTCAGAACAGTAGAAATGGTGGCCGCCTTTCTGCTCGTAGCCCTTCCCACATCTGCGGCATTTCGCGGATCTGTTCGTCCACTTCTTTCCGGCCAGCATTGGAACGTTCCGAATCTCATCGCGAACACCAGCAGGGACGATATACGGAAGATTGTTCTTACCGTAGTCTTCCGTCGGCTTCCCCACGATTCCGAGTTCCTCAAATCTCGTTGGATCGATCCTCTGCGGGATGCTTTTATCGAGCCACTCAGTCTGCACAAAGACCCCATCGACGTACGGCACAGGAACCTCCAGAGATGAACGGAGAGACCGTCGAATTGCCGGACCCTCTAACCTACCTTGAATGAATGCCCGATACCAGCTACGAACGCCAAGGCCCCGTTCTGCACCTATTCGTGTGTATATGTCATAGAGAAGTCCGCCGCATCAAAGGTCTTGTCAGCACCACCAGCGGTAATTTGCACAATCACTCCCTCGCTGCCTGAACCTTCTACCGCTATATCCAGTCCGGATAGCTTCCATCGGTGGTATTCGTCATTCACCGTCTTGAACTCGGTATCATATGATCCCTGTAAAGACTCGCTTGCAGTTGGAGGGGTGGCGGCTGCACCCGCGTTGTACGTCCACCCGGTAGTATTGTGTACGATAAGTTCTATGTCACACGTTGAGTCGTTTGCACCGCCACGCCACGCCGCCAACAGTCCCGTAATCGTGAAGTCTTCATTATCCGAATCCCAGTATGCCGCCCAGCCGTAGTTACAGTTGAGAGCAATGTCTGCAACTACGGAAATCTGCCCGATCCACTTCTTCGTCGTCTCATAATACGTGCTGGCCGGGTCTCCGTCAGCGACCACAATGACTTCGGTATCGGTTTCAACTCTGACTCCGGCATCGGTGAACGATGTTCCGGTCACGGTGAAGGTAGTCGCGACACCCGGATCAGCACTCGTAACGATGTAAAAATGCGCTCCTTCGGCTTTGTCTGCCGATCCCCATGTGACCGCCGAATCGAAGTCGTTGATGGTTCCCGAATGATGGTAATACCCAGAACCCGGAATGTAATCGCCACCACCGTCAGCTTTTGACGAGAATGACCACTGGACACAATGCTCGTCGTGCTGTTCCCATGACAGCGTTCCCGCACCGTCAGTCTGTAGTTTCGCGTTCTCAATCCCGTCAGCAGCAGGCCATGTGTACGACGTGTCCTCTGCCAGCGTGGGAGCGGAGAACCCGACGAAGTGCCCGCTGTCAGTCACGCGGATCTCACCGGCAACATCTATGTCCCCAGCAACATCGAACGCCCCGTCAACGTCAACGTCGCCCTCCATGTGAACGTCACCGTCGTTATTCACGGTGAATACGCTAACCCTGGTACTACTATCATTCGCAACGAGAATCATTCCCTTGACGGTACCTATCGTTGACGCAAGTGTGATCTTCCCGTCATCGATTGTCGTTTCGTGAGCAATTACACCACTCGCCCACGTAATAGCTATGCCGTTCGCGTCAATCACTGTCCCGTTTCCACCGGCTGTCATGACGTGAATTACACCACCATCATCCGCGTATATCTTCATCCCAGGGTACGTATCATAAACCTCATCACCGACCTCCATGATAAGGTTATCGTCGGGATCATAGAACTCCAGTTGCGCGGCAGATGCGTCCATGATGACCCGCTGATTGGCTGCTCCGGTCTCTACATTTATCCCGGATATCTTTCCGGCGGTCATCTTTGAGGCATCGAGACCAGATGCTGCCAGCTTGGGATTTGTAACTGCACCGTCCTCAATCCCGATGATCCCGATGATGAGCGGTGTCCCGGTTGGCGTGATCTCAAAGTCATCCGCACCGGTCGTCCAGTCGCTCAGTTCACCGAGGGTATTCCGTGACCTGATCTGAAACCGGTGGAGTCGGCCAGTCGTGAAGTCCTTGAACTCCGAAACGAGAGTGTCCGCGTCCACGGTCCACTGGTCGAACCAGTCCGTATCATCACCGTCATGCTGGACCCGGATTTCATACTGGTCGAGGACGAAGTTCGCCACCGGCTCAGTCCATACAAGATGAATGACGGTCCGGCTTCCGTCGGCAACCTCTTCAGAGCCACCCACGCCAATGGTCCACGCTGGAGCGAGCGGACGTGCTGGTGTGATTGTCGCAGGAGTCGAATCGAGCCATGTGCTGCTTGCATACTGGCGGTTCAGGATGCGTATATCGAAGTCGAACTCCACCTCACTCACGAGGTCCGTGAACGTCATTGTAAGCTGAAGCGGGTCCGTGATCGTGTAGATGTTGGCATAATCAATCCCGCCGGAAGTCGCCTCGACCAGTATCTCATATGCGTAGAAGTCATATGCCGGAGTAGCAGTCCATCCGAGATTGACGACTGCTTTGTTATTCAGAACCTCAGCCGTCGCGGTGAACGTGGTGGCAGGGTTCGGGGCACCGGGAACGCCGGTAATTGTGTGCCGGATGAACGGAGACACGTCCGCCGATTCCGAGTTCCGCGTGAGAGACATAGCGAGCACGGCAATCTCGATTATGCTTCCGATTCTGAATGATGTGGACTTAATCGTGGACGACAGTAAGTCAGTCGGTGGAGGCCAGTGCCGTTTACCAGGTAGATAGTATGCCCAATACTCGCCGTCAGGTGGTGTATGCCCAATGTTACCTCCGGCCTTGCTATAGTAGACGACTCCCAGATACAGCACGAGGTCATCAGCGGCATACGTGGAACCCGCGGCGTATGCCACGACACCAAGCGCACCAGCAGCCGTAGGATACTCCCTGATCCAGTACGTGGTATATGCTCCGGCGGGAGTGTTCGCGCTGTTCGAATCCGTTTTACTCCTGTAGGCATAGCCTCCATACAGCACCGTCTCATTTACGGAGTATGTCTTGCCGGTGTCCCATGCGTAACTTGCCCCGCTGATAGCCCAGTCAAACTGGTTCTCAGTCACGTCTCGCCACACGGTTGTCCACGCACCATGCTGACTCGGTATTGTAGCGGTCCAGTCAACGCGAAGATCCACCGCAAAGTTGTCGGCACGAACCTCCGAGACTTGCGGAGACAGTGCCCGGTTATACAGTTCCAGAGCCGACGTATCATCCGCTGGGACGTACACCTTTTCGTATACCGTCGCGTTGTATTGCTGTGCTGTGACGAGTCTGGTCTGGTCCTCTTCCTGCGAGATATTCAGGATGCGGAGGGTTTCGTATTGCTCATCCAATTCACCGAACGCATAAACGTCCTCGGCAGTCGGAGAGGCCGTCGAAAATGCAGCTATAAACACCTGAGTCCCTGTAGTCTCGGTGAATACCGAGTAGACGGTAGCAGTCTCCAGTTCATCATCTGCATCCCGGACGGAAATGACATAATCAGTCCCCGGAACCATCGTCACGGAGCGGTCCAGTACTACCTCTCTGGTGTAGTATTCCCACCATGTCTCATTTGGCGGAGTATTCTCGCTATTATCGTTCGCCTTACTGATGAAGAGCACCCGTTCGTAGAGCACCCCGTCACCAGAGTCATAGGTTGTACCAGCGTTGTATTCACTGCAGGCAAACGCCGTCGTCCCGTCTCGCAAATAGAAGGATTCCCAATGTGTAGAATCCGGTGGATTATTGAGATTCGCGCCCTCCAAGCTCGTCCAGATACCTCCACCATACAGGACAGTATCACCGGCGGAATATGTGTACGATGATGACCATGAGTAATCCACACCAGTCAGTGCCCAGTTCAGTACGTTCTCAGTTTCCGAATTGTATGAAACGATCCGGCCACCGAATCCCCACTGCGGAACCTCAGCGGAGAACGCAACCACATCCCCTATCTCGGCGGCCAACGCATCCACACCGACCTTGAACGTGGTGATACGAGATGCTGGTCCCTGAGACCGGAGAATATGCTTCGCGTGTTTGTATGCCTGCGCGAAACTGGTCACTCCACGAAGCTGGACCCGCGCCGGGGTTCCGTACTCGTTCAGGTCGTCGAGACCGTCAGTAAGAACGAGAGCGGTCCGGGGATCGTAGTTCTGATCGGCAGGCCAGTATGTGACCTCTAGCGAGTTCGCGAAGTCGTCTGTATTTGCCCACTCCGTCCGGTAGCTTCCGGCCACGGTATTCCCGGCGGTGAATAGCTGACTCACGCTCTCAGCTTTGTCCGCGATGAGCTTGAACGTGGTCCCATCGACTACGACCATACAACGTCCGATCTGACAGACCTGCATGACCTGATCCCAGATGGTCGATGAGCCGTCCAGCACCAGATTGCATTCGAGACCTCCGTGGGTCTCGCCGGTATCCTCTTGCCAATCAGCGACTGACTTGAACGAATCATAATCGAGATCGTCTTTGGAAACCCCAGCACCATACGCCACGCCGTCAGATACGTATGTCGGATGGTCCGCGCTTCCGTTCGTCAGCAAGTCATAGATGATCCACGCAGGAGTTGAAGAGGCAACAGAATCCCATGCCAGTGTGCCTGTGTTGTATGCGCTAATATCTCCACGGGTTATAATCACGGTCGTTCTGAGGCTTCCAGAAACCTGCTCCGTCGCCAGTGCTGAAATACCAAGCAACGCCTCGTTCGGATAGGTGAACGGGTCGTTGACGATGGTCGAGAAGTTTGTGAGGATCACGGGAAGGTCTTCGTTGAGAGATGAAGTCCCGCTACGGACGCGAACCTTCAGAGGGTGAGTCGCTACCGGTGAAAACTCTGCGCCAGGTTCCGTCCTTAGAGATAGATACACGGCTTCCGTCGAGGTCTTCCACGCCCAGAACGCCGTCCCGGTAGCATCGGTTTCTACCCATGCCGCGTCACCAGAATGGAACCCGTTCGCTCCCGCAACCATTACAGTTGTGCTCTGGACAGGGGCATTCCAATTCGCCCCGTTGTCGGTGCTGTATTCGACGAAGATTTTTACGTGTCCACCGGAGCTTATAGTGGCACCGTACATACCTCCGGGGAAAGCGAAGTCAAGCTGGAAACCGTCGGCGAACTCTCCAGAGGCGGTGAATGTCTGATATGCTGCACCTTCGACAAGTGTGACACCTTCAGGGTTGTTCGAGAACGTCTCCTGGAATGCATCAATGACCGTCTGGGAGTTCGTCCCGAGCCGTGTCGCAATCGTCGCGTCAGTGATATTGGCGATGGGATTGTCGTTGACTCGAACGCCCGTGATACTACTCACCTCGTGACAAGTCAGGCCGTAGAGGACATTCAGCTCTTGGCTGGTGCCGGTGATCTTGACGTATTGCTGCTTGACAACAGGTACGATGCGAGCCACACCGCACACGATGGGCATTGGTATCTCATGAGCCGCGCTCTCATTCGGGCTGTATCCCCACTTATATGACTGAGATGAGTCGTCCTCCTTCGTCCTGATAGGCCACCACTGGTTGATAGCCTTCATACCGTAATGGTAGACTCCTGCACTAACGAACGGACCGGCGGATGGGATGAATAATGAAGCGACCGACGCGATGGTCACTAGCCTCGTCGCTGTCTTCTTGCCAGTGATGTGCCGCGCCACGTAGATCGTATCACCAGCTACCGGGATATACTCATCTACATCCAGTACGTAATCCCCCGATACCGCGACCCATTCACCGGGTTCAAGATGCTCCCGGAGGACCACGCCACGAGGTTCATCACGGAATATCTTCGGGTTGCCAGACTCGAACGGGTCGTATTTGACGATCATTGTAAACGTGTTCATTGTTCGCTCCATGCGTAGAATCCGATGATATCCCGTTTCAACTTGGCACGCCGTTCGATAACGCAACCAGTCTCCGCGCCTGTATGGATGATACGTCCTTCACCGATATATACACCAGCGTGGTGCCCTCCGCACGTTCTCGACATCAGAACGGCTAGCGGAGGGTCCGAGAACTCTGGACACGTCTCTGTCCAGCCCAGTAATTCAGCCATACGCCCAGCGTCGCCTACAACGCGACCGCGCGGCAGGTAATCCGGGATCACGATCCCGTACAAACGAAAGACCTCCATCAAGAGGCCGTAGCAGTCGAGTCCGGTGTTGATGTCACGGCCAAGGTACAAATACGGCACGCGGAGAAGGTGCGACAGTTCAGGCATACATACGGCCTTCCATACCGGGCGAACCTCCGTATCGGGCGGCGTTGTCATTCGCCCGGCAGGTCACGAGCCTGTGGTCACAGATCACCGTGATTGTCACATCTTCCCCCGTGCCTTCGGTCGCAATTGCTTCAACTACAGTGACGGTCGTATTCGTGAGGTCATAGACCGCTGAGACAATGGTGTATTCCCCGTCGTTCAATGCACTCCCAGATACGTCAATCCGCTGGTCCTCCGCGAACTCGCCGGTCTGGTCACCAGGTATCGTGATGGTATCTGTCGCGGTAAAGCTGATCGTATCCAGCGGACCGACAT